ATAGGAAATAAAGCAATAGCATTTGTAGGAACATCAGGAGTTCAGTTAGGTTGGTTAGCTTCACAAGCAGATATGTTGGCAGAAGATTGGAAAATAGCTGAATAAAGGAAATTGGTCTATGTTAACGGAACAAGATTTTATAAGAATAGAAAAGAAAGCTAATCAATTATATGCAAATTTAGAATTAGATATAATAGAAGAAATAGCAACAAGAATAGCAAATTTTGGATATGCAAATACTGTAGTTGTAAATGATATAAAAATTGCTCAAGAAATGGGCGTTTTATATCAAGACATAGTAACTTTAGTAGCAAAATATAACAATACAAGTTATGAAGAAGTAAACAGAATATTTACAGAGGCATCTGAAACATCGTTGAATTATGATGATGAAATATATAAGAAAGCAGGACTAAATCCTAAACCTTTAAGCAAAAGTGAAAGCATAAAACAAATTATGAATACTACTATTGAACGAACAGCAGGTAATTTGCAAAATTTGTGTATGACAACAGCAAATACAGCACAGACACAATTTTACAATGCTATAAATAGTGCATATATGTTTACTAGCACAGGAGTTAAAAGTTATACTCAAGCAATTTTAGATGAAATTAAAAATATAAGTAAACAAGGAGCAATTATACAATATCCAAGTGGAGCAAGAAGAAGTGTAGAGAGTGCAGTAAGAACAAATATAGTAACTGCTATAAATCAAAATTGTGGTAAATTACAAGAATTAAGGGCAGATGAACTTGGATGGGATTTGATGGAACTAACTGCTCATAGTGGAGCAAGACCAGAGCACGCACGTTGGCAAGGAAAAATAGTTAGTAGAAGTGGAAAAAAAGGATATTTAAGTTTTCGAGATATAGGATATGGAGAAGCAACAGGATTTAAAGGAGTAAACTGTAGGCACGATTGGTATCCTTATTATCTAGGTAGTACAAAGACATATACTCAAGAGCAGCTGAACGCTTGGAAAAATGAAAAAGTAGAATATAATAGAAAGAAGATAAGTAAATATGAAGCAACACAAATACAAAGAAGAATGGAAAGAGAAATAAGAAATGATAAAAAACAATTAGCAGGATTACAAGGTATTCTAAAATCTAATATAAATGATAATAAACTTATTTTAGAAACAAAAACTAATTTTGCAAAGCGTTCATTAATTTATAAAACACATCAAAATGAGTTAGATGATTTTATAAAACAAACATCATTAGTTAAAGATAATAGTAGATTATACATAGGAAATCAGGATAAAAATATTAGTACACAAATAGCTAATGTAACTAAAATAGCTAACAAGTATAATAATAGTGATATTATAGGAACTAAAGTAAATGGAGTAAAAATAACAGAAATTGGAGAACATATAATATCAAGGACTTATGCTAGAAATGTAACATTTGAAGATGTGCAAGACACATTGAAAAATCCAATAGGATATGGTACAATTAAAGAAGATTCAAAAGGTAGAAAGAGTTTTTATGTACATGGTAAAAATATAACAATAGCAGTTAATCCAGAAACAGGAAAACTTGCAACAGTAAGACAGACAAGTAGAAGGGAAAAGAAAAAATATGGAGTTGAAGAATAGATTAAAACAAGAAGAAATAGACCTACTAAATAAGGTAGGAATAAAAATAAAAGATGGTAAGTATACAATAGATGAAACAGGAGATATTATAGAAAGATTAGATAGCGTAATACAAGAGAATTTAAATGAGAATGGAGATATGACAGAAAAAGCAATAGAATATGAAAGTATACAAGACAAGATACTAGAATTTGAAAAAGAAATTTAACGGTAAAAATATGTTTTTAATAAAGAGCTAGAAATAGCTCTTATTTTTATGCCTTTTTTACGGGAGCAGGCTTAAAAGAACAACTGGGAAAATGTCGACGGACGATAAACGGGAGGTAAAAATGGAAGATAACAAAGAATTAGAAAATCAAAACACAAATACAGCAGAAAACAAAGAAGTTGAAGGAGCTGGGAATGTAGATACTCAAACTACAGAAAAAAATGAGGGGAAAGCTGAAGTTGATATAAAAGCAGAGGCACAAAAAATAGCTGATGCAATGCTTGCTAAGAAAATGAAAGGTATGCCTACTAAAGAAGAATTAAAGGAATTTAAAGATTGGCAAGAAAGTCAAAAAACAGCAGAACAAAAACAAGCTGAAAAAGAAGCTGAATATCAAAAGACACTTAATGAGCTAAACACTTTAAAACAGACAAATGCAGTTTTAAAAGCAGGAGTAAATAAAGATGATGCTGATTATGTGCTTTTTAAAGTAAGCAAAATGGAAGGCGATTTTGAAGAGAATTTAGCTAAGTTCTTGAAGGATAATCCTAAATATTTAAAACAAGAACTTGAAAAAGAGGAGCCTAAAGCTACTGGTGCACCAGTTAGAACTATGAGCTCAAATGAGAGTGGTGTAAGTGCAATATTAAAAGCTAAACACCCAGAATTATTTAAAGGAAAGGATGATTAATTATGGCGAATGCATTAGGAACAGGAACACATAAAAGAAAAGAAACATATGCTAACGAGGTATTAGCAATTGCAAGAGCAGAAATGAATATATATGAGGATTTCTCAACAGATTATGAACAAGATGAGGTCACAGGACAAATTATGGTCCCAACTAGAAATGGAGAAGTCAAAGTATCTGATTATGATATTTTACAAGGAATAGAGTTAAGTCAGTCAGCAACAGATTATTTACCATTACCAGTTGATAAAGATTACGGAATAAATGAATTAATAGATGGTTATGAAGCAGAAGCTGTACCAGATAATTTAAGAGCACAAAGAGTTGAAAGTGCAGGCTATTCAATAGGGCTAAAGAAAGAAAATATGGCGATAGAATGTTTAATGACAGGAACAGTCAGTTCAGATACAAATGCATTAACAACTGATGATGTATACAAAAAAATTGTAGCAGAAGTAAAAAATATGAAGAAAAGAAACATGAAAGTAAATTTAATGAGAATAGTTGTTAGTGCTGATACTGAAGAACTATTATTAACAGATGAAAAATTCTCTAATTCAGCAGGAACTTTAGGAGCTGAATTATTAAGAGAAGGAGTAATTGGTAAAATAGCAGGAGTTCCAGTAAAAGCTAATTATTTAATGGCAGAAGATGTAGAATTTGTAATCTATGATAAAAGATTTTGCCAAAAATATGAAGTATGGAAAGCTGAGCCATCTATTGAAGATATCAAAGACGGTAAACATATAAAAGCATCTGCTTTACAAGGTAGACAAGTTGGTGGATTAATGGTAACAAATAAATTAGGTGTTCAAATAAAAAAAAAAGTAGCATAATAGACCCAGAAATAACAGGATTAACAATAACACCACAAGAAGGACTACAAGAAGGTAATGCAAATGTCAATGCTGACGCTGTTGTTGCGATTTTATCTGCAGAGGGAGGAACAGAGCCATTTACATATACATTAGAGACAGACGAAGTAAATGGAGTTGATAATGCTTCATTTAAGATAGATGGAACAAATGTAAAAGTAAATACTACACCTTTAACCAATAAAGATTACAAAATAAATATAAAAGTAACAGATAGCAAAGGTAAAACATTTACAAACCATACGACGATAAGTGTAGCAGCGGCTACAGAATAGGAGGAATAAGGTATGCTTAAATACATAACAGAAGAAGAATACAAAGAGTTGTTAGGTGCTGAAAGCATACCTGATAACTTTAATAATTTAACAATAGAAGCAAGTAATTATATTGATCATAAAACTTTTGGAAGAGTTGATGAAAACAATGTACCAGAGCAAGTGAAATATGTTACTTGCTTAATTGTTGATTTAATCAATGAAGAAAACGACAAATTATCCAAAATAGGAAATCTAAAATCACAAAACATTGAAGGATGGTCAGAAAGTTACTCTACACCAGAAGAAGTTAAGTCTGATTATGAAGATAAGAAGTATTCTACATTAAAAAAATATTTATGGAATGTAATAGGAATTGATGGAAATCCTTTATTGTACTGTGGGGTGTGCTAAATGAATGATAGATTTTTTATACATCAAATAACAGTTTATCATACAGAAGATGATGAAAACTTTACAATACAACATTATGATAAAGTATATTTTAGACATAATAAAAAGACTAATCTAGTGGACAAAGGATTACAAGAAGGAAGTACAGGTTCTATTACAATACCTACTACAGAAAAGCTAGATATTACTACTAATGATTACATAGTAGAAGGAATTGTAAATGATAAGTTTGATTTATTTACATTACAAGAAAAATATCAAGTTTTTAAAGTAGTAAGTGTAGATGATAATAGAAAAGGTAATCTACAGCATTACAAAATAGGAGTTAGTGAATAATGGCTAGTAGTGGATTTAAAGTAAAAGTAAAAATAAATAAAACAAGTCAAATATTGAAAGACCATGGACTTGATGAGAGTGGTAGAGTAATAAGATATGCTACGACTAGAGCAGATGCTTTAATGATGCCATTTATTCCAGGAGGTTCAGGAGGACAATTAGCAAAATTAAAAGCTTATCCTAAAGCAAACGAGATAAAATATATCAGTCCATATGCACATTATCAGTATACAGGATTGCTGATGCTTGCAAAAAATGGTTCTTCTTGGGCAAAAAAAGGAGAAAAGAAACATTACTCTGGTAAAGATTTAAAATATCATACTTCTGGAACTGGACCAAAATGGGACAAAATGATGATGCAACGAAGAGGAAATGAACTAATCAAAGATGTAGAAAAATATATAAAATCAGGAGGCTAAAAATGGCAGAAAAATCAAAAATGGAATTAATTAAAGAATTTATAGAAACTTGCCCATATTTAAAAAAAGGCAAGGTAAACGTAGATTATATAAAAGATAAGCCGCAATCTTATAGTATAGATGAAACCCCAGTAGATCCAGTTTTAGTAAATTTTAAAGATGGTGGAAGAAGATTACAAATACAGTTTGATTTTTCTATAAAATCTAATTTTAGTGTTTTAGAAAATATAAAAAACTCAAAATTTTGTGATGATTTTACTGATTGGATATATGAACAAAATAAAAAAGATAATTTACCAAAGATAGAAGGAGCTGTTTGGATAAAGTGTCTTGGAAGAGGAACAATTTTACAGACAACTGAAACAACAGCAATATATGTTATACCAATGCAATTAGCATATGAAGAAGACTTTTAAAAGTCTTTTATTTTTTTATTAAAAAGGAGGAGAAAAAGTGGAAAAATTAGTAAAAAGAAGTGGAAAAGTTGCTTTTATGGATGTTTCTACTACATCAATAGCAATTTTTTTAAGAATGACTAAATTTACTGAAATATCTAAATCTAAAAATCCTACTGAATATAGTAGAACATATGTAGATGAAGATGGAGAGGTAACAGACGTAACAGGATATTCAGAAGAAATATCTTATGCATTTGATTTATATCAAGGAAATTTAGTACATCAAAAACTAGTAGATATAACAGATAATGAAAAAACTGGAAATGATGCTCTAGTAAAAATATTACAAGTTGATTTCAGCAAACCTATAGATGATGGATATGAAGCTAGACTTAGGACATATTCTACGGTACCAGATACTGAAGGAGATTCTACAGATGCTTATACATATAGTGGGTCATTTAGAAAAAATAGTGGTTTTACAATAGGTAAAGCTGTAGTAAGTAAAGATGGAAAAACAGCAACATTTACACCAAAAGAAGAAGTTGCAGAATATCCAGTAACTTTTGTAGTTAAAGATAGTTCAAGTGCACCCGTTGAAAGTGCTAAAATCACAATAGAAGATGAAAGTGTCTTAACAGATGCTACGGGTATAGCAACCATTGATTTACAAGCTAAATCATATTCAAATATTAAAATAGAAAAAGAAGGATATACGACACAAGATGATGTATCTGTTACTATATCTACAAGTGCAGTTTTAAAAGAAATAACATTAGCAGAGGCTTAGAAATAAGCCTCTTAAATAATTTGGAGGAAACTTATGAAAATATTGAATAAAGAAATAGACTTTGATTTTTTTGATGCAAAACAAATGGAGATTTACGAAAAAGAATCTGAAATTGCTTCTAAAAAATTAACAGAAGTTATAGCTAATATAAAGAATTTAAAGCAATCAGAAATGATTAATAAAACATTTGATGTTGTTGAAAATTGTTTTAACAATATTTTTGGAGAAAATGTTTCAAAAGAAATCTTTGAAGAGAAAAGAAATTTAAAATTATGTTTTCAAGCTTTTAAGGATTTAGTTGCAGCTAGAAAAGAACAAGAAGATGAAGTAAGCAGAGAAGCTGAAGAATTAAATAAAGAATTGAAGTCTATAGGAGTAGAATATAAACCTAATAGAGCTACAAGAAGAGGAAAGAAATGATAAATCTTTTAACTGATGATATTGAAAAAATTGTTAAAGATAGAATAAAAATAAATTTTGATACAGACTATAGAGTTTGTGTATTATTTGAAACTATGATGCAAGATCCTAATTATTCGTTGAAAGCTAAAACGTATCAAGCAATCAATCTTTTTTATCCTAAAATAGAAGAAATTAAAGATATGAATAAAGCTTTAAAAGATATTGTATGGTTTTATACAATAGGAAAAAGTGAAGAAGAGACTAGTCGAAAATTTACAAACACAAAAACCAAACAAATATATAGCTATGTATTTGATAATGAATTAATTTATAGTGCATTCAAAGACCAATACAATGTCGATTTGCAAGATGTAGATTATCTTCATTGGTGGAAATTTAAAGCAATGTTTGAAGGTTTAAAATCAGATAACAAAATTGTTGAAGTAATGGGATATAGAGCAACAGAGTTAAACACAATAAAAGATAAAGAAACAAAGAAGTTCTATAAAAAGATGAAAAAAATATACGCATTACCAGATATGAGAACAGAAGAGGAAAAAGAATATGATTTTGGAGAAGCTTTTTCATAGTTGTCGATATTTGTCGAATAAGATAAAATTATGTTGAAAGAAAGTTGTTGAAATAATCCTTTATTATGCTATACTAGTATAAGTTAGAAAAAATAAAGGAGGATTGAATATGTCAAATCATGCAGAAGAGAAGAAACCAGTTTATAAAAAATGGTGGTTTTGGCTAATAATAGTGATAGTAGTTATTGCAATCATAGGTGGTTCACAAGGAAATAATAGTACACAAACATCTAGTCAACCAGAAAATACAAATAATGAAACAGTAGTAGCTACTGTAGCAACTAATAATGGAAAAGAAGAGGAAGATACAAGTGTACCAAAAGAATATAGAAATGCTTTAGAAAAGGCTAAATCTTATTCTGATATGATGCATATGTCAAAACAAGGAATATATGATCAATTAACCTCTGAGTATGGGGAACAGTTTCCAGCAGATGCTGCTCAATATGCTATTGATAATTTAGATACTGATTATAAGGTAAATGCTTTAGAAAAAGCTAAATCTTATCAAAATACTATGAATATGTCAAAGAACGCAATATATGACCAACTAATTTCTGAATATGGAGAAAAATTTACTGCTGAAGAAGCACAATATGCTATTGATAATTTACAATAAAGGAAAAGAAAATAAAATGAAAAAATGGTATTTTTGTCCTTTTTGCAATAAAAAAATAGTAAAATACAGTAAAGACGCTGAATGCAAAGGCGTCTTTTTATTATGCAAAAAATGTGGCAAACAAGTAGAAATAAAAATAAATAAAAAATAGTCTTCAAACTGAGCCAATGAGCCTGACTAGAAAGGAAAAAATAAGATGGCAGATGGCTCAGTTACAATTGAAGTAGAATTAACTAAAGAACAGATAGAACAAGGATTGAAATCGTTAAAAACTGATTTAGATAGTTTGTCAAAGTCAAGTAAGAGCATAGACAAATTATCTAAAGGTTTTAGTTCTGTTGGAAAAGTTGCAAGTAAAGCTGGAAATGCATTAACAGTAGGTTTAACTACTCCTTTAATTGCATTAGGAACTGCAGGAGTTAAATACAATGCTCAAATGGAAGATTTCCAAGCAAATTTGACAACATTGTTAGGTAGTGCAGATAAAGCAAGTGAAATGTTAAACACTTTAAAGCAAATGGCAAATACAACTCCTTTCGAAACATCAGATTTATTGCAAGCTACACAAATGATGTTAGGATTTGGGTTACAAGCAGACAAAACCACGGGATATTTACAGACTCTTGGGGACATTTCAATGGGAAACAGTGAGAAGCTTATGAGTTTAACAAGAGCTTTTTCACAAATTGGTGCATCAGGAAAAGCTACAATGGAAGATATAAATCAAATGATAGATGCAGGATTTAACCCATTACAAATAATATCTGAACAAACTGGAAAGTCTATGGCAGATTTAAGAGACGAAGTTTCTGAAGGGAAAATATCTTTTGAAGACATAGCAGGAGCAATGCAAACAGCTACATCTGAAGGTGGAAGATATTATCAAGCAATGGATAAAGCTTCTCAAACTATGAATGGAAAAATGTCAACTGCTATGGATGCCTTAAAAACAGCTTTAGGTAATGTAACACAAAGTTTATTACCCATTGTTACAAAAGTAGTTGAAAAAGTAACTGAATGGGCAAATGCATTTTCAAACTTAGACCAAGGAACACAAGAAACAATATTAAAAATTGCTGGTATAGTTGCAGCTGCAGGACCTGTACTTAAAATAATAGGAGGAATTTCTGGTGGTATAGGAAAACTTATAGATGTTGGAGGTAAAATTAGTACAGCATTTACAACAGGAAGTAAATCTGTAAAATTACTGGGTTCTGCTTTTAGTTTTTTAACTAGTCCAATAGGAATAGTTATAGGAATAATTGGAGCAATTGTTGGAGCTATAGTATATTTATGGAATACAAACGAAGGCTTTAGAAATGCTATTATAAGTGCTTGGCAAGCAATATGTAATTTCTTTAGTTCAATACCTGGATTTTTTCAAAGTTTATGGGAAAATATCAAAAATTTCTTTATAAATGGATGGAACTCAATAGTTGCATTTTTTACAGAAACGATACCAGCTTGGATACAAAGTATTATTACTTGGTTCCAACAGTTACCATATAATTTAGGATTATTAGTCGGCCAAATGGTTGGACATTTAATACAGTTTGGTGTAAATGCTTGGAATTGGGTTACAACAGAATTACCTAAAATCATCTTAGGTATAGTACAATGGTTTATGGAACTTCCAGGTAGAATATGGAATTGGTTATTAGAGACTGTAGTGAAGATAAATCAATGGGGAGTTGAAATGTGGAATAAAGCAACAACAGCAGTTTCTAATATGATTAATTCTGTTGTAAATTGGTTTAAAGAGCTACCGGGTAGAATATGGAATTGGTTAGTAGAAACGGTAGTAAAAGTTAACCAATGGGGCATTGATATGATAAATAAAGGGAAACAAGCTGCTAGTGATTTAGTAACTAATATAGTTGATACAATTAAAAATTTACCAAGTAAAATGCTAGAAATAGGTAAAAATATAGTACAAGGAATCTGGGATGGTATTACTGGTATGGTATCTTGGCTTAAAGATAAAATTTCTGGATTCCTAGGAGGAATAGTCGATGGTGTTAAAGGCGTTTTAGGAATACATTCTCCTTCCAAAGTGTTTAACAAAGAAGTTGGACGATTTATGGCTATGGGAATTGGAGAAGGCTTTGAAGATAACTTAGACAAAGTATATAGACAAATGCAATCTGCAGTAGACTTTGAAACACAAAAATTAAGTGCTAATTTAAGTACAACAGCAACTAATAATAAATTATTCACAGCAAATATTTTAATGAAACCTAGCGATATTTATTTAGATAGTACAAAAGTAGGTAGAGCAATAACACCTGCTGTAACAAAAACACTAAGAGGGGCAGGTGCTTATTAATTATGATAGCAAGATGGAATAATAAAAATTATAGAATAATTGATAGTATAGAAATAAAAAAGTCTAGTAGAGAGGTTACATATACAGACCTTAATCTAGACTTTTCTAAATGTACTATGGAGGATTTACCTTATGCACAGCAAGAAGTACAAATAATAGATAAAGATGGAAAACTTAAGTTTACTGGTTTTGTGTCTAAGTATAAATTACCAGAGCTTAAGAAAATAATTACTACAGAAAAAGAGCTTAATTTAAGCTTATATACTCCAAGACAAATGACAACAATTAGAACAGTAACAATTATGAGAACAGCAATGTTAAGTGAAATTATTACACAAGTGTTAATGCCGCTTTATCAAGATGGTTTTGTATTAAAAACATTAAATATAGAGGACAAATCTGTAACGTTAAAATTAATAAGTAAAACTGTAGAAGAGGTACTTAATTACTTATCTAATAAATATAGTCTTTATTGGAATATAAACGAATTTAAAGAAATAGAAATAGATGATATTAATTATTTATTTAATAAAGTGCCTAAAAAAACTATTAATATAAATAACTATAAGCAACAAATAAATGGTTTCTTAAGCATATCCCCAACTGTAGAAAATTTAGATTATGCAAATATTATAAATATTAAAAATGCAAGAATTTTCTATGATAATACACAGAAAGTTAATGTAACACTAAAAAATGGAGATAGAATAGATTTTGAAAATCCAATTGATATAAGTTTAGGAACAGCAGAAAGAATAGTTGGAGAATTAGCAGTTAATCAAACGACAACATGTACAAATTTAGAGCTAATATATAATGATTCTTCCCAAGCATATGTAGTATGTGGATTTAATGTAGATGGTGAAGTTCAAGATGGACTTAATATGAAGGATATTGCAACAGACGATAGTACAGGTGCTTTATTTGTTCTTACAATGGATAGTACGTTTAAAAATTTAGCAACAGGTATTACATATAAAGGAGAAAATGAAATAACAGTAAATTCTATTAGAAGCCAAACTTTTTTGAAATATGCAAATATGAGATTAATAAATTGGCAAGAGATAGAACAAAACGAAGGTAAAATAACAACTTCTGGACAAATAGAAAAAATATTAGATGTAGAAAATGGTTGGTTTACTGTTCAAGAGTTGATAGATTATATAAGAAATACATTTATTATTAATAATAAATATACAAATCAGGTCACATTAAAATATGATAAAGAAAACGATATAGAAATAGGAGATAGAATAGATATAAACCTTCCAGAATATTTTACGGAAGGTATTTTTATTGTAACAGCGATAAATGAAAGCAAAGAAGCTAATAATCCAACCAATTACTCTGTAGAACTTAGAAATACAAACTTATTAGAAAATTATATAGATCTATTTAGAAATAGCTCTGATACAGAAGAACAAGACAGCCAAATTGAAACAGAATACGTTGTAGAATACTCTGGCGAAGAAAAGATAAACGAGATATATGAAATCGAAATGAATGAAGACTACAACGATACATTAAATACGATTTTAAGAGGTTAATGCTATGAAGATAAAGAATTTAGAAGTAAGTATAAAAGTAGGTAATAAGCAACATAAATTTACCAATTTAATATTAAATAAATATTTAGATTTATTTGCAGATAGCTTTTTAGAATTTAAAGATAAAAATTTAGACTTCTGCTGTGTTAACCTAACAAACGAAAAAACACTTGTAACAGCAGAAAGTACAAAGATGCCATTTGATACAATATTAGAATTTAATTCTGCAGAAAAAAGTGAACTGTTAACAGAGAATACAGTAATAAATAAATATAACTACGAAAGTCCATTGGCTGGATATCAACCTTTGAGTAGTTACATAGGTCAATATATAAAGCAAATTGGATTTGGAATTTATGATTATGAAGCAAAGAAATTTGAGTTATATGCGTATTTAGATGTAAGCAAATATAATATAGTTGTTCAAGAAGGACAACCTATTATAATAAGCCGAATGGATAAGGTTTCCACTGACATGAATTTCTGGAGTAATGCTAATGCTGTAAAGTGTCCATACCACCTTACAACTAAAGGATTATTAGAAGTAAATGGATATGAATATGATACAGTAATACCAAAGCTTTATAGTATAGGATTTGGAGCATTACCATATAAATTTACAGATGAGTATTTAGTAGAAGATTTGGATATATCTAAAACTGGAGTGGGAGAAATAACCATAAACAATGTATTGAATAATTATGCAGAAAATGACCTATTTCCTCGAGAAGATTTATATCCAAGAGTAGATTTGTATCCACAAGAAGGAACAGCTAATTTATTAATTTACAAGTTTAAATTATTTAGAAAAGTATTTACAGACCCAGAGCAACCTCCAACGTTGCAAGATACGGGTCTTTTTTATGTGCAATATAAACAATTAGAACGATTTGGACAGATTATAAAATTGAAAATCCGTTATGAAAGAGGTTAAAAAATGAAATTAAACAAAGTAAACTTTACTAATAATCAATATCCTGGAATTTCTAAAGAAACATTAGAAGCTTTACAGGAAAACATAGATGAAGCAATAAATACAATTCCATTAATGAAAGTTAGAATTAATAGACAAGATATAAAAACGGATGGAACATATGGAAGTACAACTGTACCACTTAATGCAGTAGAAATAAATAATGATAATCTTGATAATTATTTAATAAAAGAAAATAACGAAATAGTTATAGGAGATGATGTAAATCTTGTAGAAGTAGTTCTATTTACAAGAGGTTTAGGTTTTTATGGAGGTAGTGGAGATAAAGAATTAATGATTGTGAAAAATGGACAAAAAATAGATGGATATTATCAACAAGCTACCACGGGTTGGTGGGGAATAGCTATTCCAACAGCAATCCAAGTAAGTAAGGGAGACCGTTTAAGTGTTGTATTGCAAAGTCAAGCAGCAGGAACAACGGAAATACTAGAAGGCTATTTACAAGTAAAAGTTTTAAAATAGGAGGGTATAGAAATGGCTGAAAAAATACAATATGGCAATAAAGCCCCATATCAAACTTTACCAGATATTCCAGAGCAAAATAAAACAACAGCAGAGAATATGAATGAAATAAAAGATGTAGTAAACAACAATGCCACAGAATTAGATAATGCGAAAGATAAAGTTGAGGAACTAGACAAAAAAATGAATATAGTCGTTGCTCCTGCTCTAACATACAGAGGTTCTGTAACAAATTATAGTGATTTAAGCACAATAACAAAGCCTAATCCTGGAGATATATATTCTGTTTCAAGTGAAAATAAGAATTATGCATACGGAGATAAAGGATGGGGTGAATATACTCCACAAATAGATTTAACAAAGATTAATACTCAAATTCAAAATTTACAAACACAAATAAATAATATTTCGACTATAACTAGCCAGATTACATCTTTAGTTACAGAAGAAGAAATTCAACAAAACACAAACTATGAAGTTCCAAAATATGTGTTAGGTAATAATTCTATAGAAATCTATTTTGAAGGATGCAAGCTAATTAAAGATATAAATTACATAGAAGCTGACGTAACACACATTCAGTTTAAAGATTGGAATGTACCAATTGGTAGTAACTTAGAAATAATAGTAAGAAAAGAGGAAGAATAATGAGCGAACCAAAAATCTTAGAATTAGAAAAGAAATTAAATAAAATGCACGATATAATAGCTGTTGGATTTAGTGCAGATTTTTCGATAACTAGTTCGAATTGGCAACAAAAGAGTTTGATTTTTGATAAAACTATTAAGAAAATAGGAAATGATTTAACTTTAGAAAGTGGAAAAGTAAAAATAGGAGCAGGAGTTAAAGTTGTAAAAGTTAGTTTTCAAGGACTAGTAAATGCGTTGGCCAATGATACATTTTACGATATACAGATAAGAAAAAATTCTACATATATTACAAGCTGTTCTGGGAGAAAAACAGGAGACCCTCAAAGTTGGTCTTTTTGGATATCTCCTGTTGTTATCGAAGTTACAGAAGGAGATATAATAGAAATGTCTGCTTTTGTAACTTCTGCAACTTTTGTAGCTAATAATGCAACACAATTTCTTGTAGAGATAATTGAATATGAAGATTAGAAAGTATAGGAGGACATTAATAAGCTTATTCTTAATAAGGTTCTTTAATTTATTTATATAGGAGAAAAAAGATGAATGAAATTATAAACGTAATAACAAGTTATCTTATTCCAACTATTTTAGGTGGAATATTAGGTTTTATTTCTACTAAGTTAAAGAAGAATAAAAAAAAGGATTTAGCAATAGAACAAGGAGTTCAAGCATTATTAAGAAATGAAATAATAAGAAGATATAGAGAATTTGAAACCAAAGGAGAAATCTCTATACTTGACAAAGAAAATCTCGAAGAAATGTTTGAACAATATAAAAATTTAGGTGGAAATGGAACAGTTAAGAAGATGATGGACGAATTATTAGAGTTAAAAACTAAAATAATTAGATAGGAGGAAATTATAATGAACAACAAAGTATATGATGTATTAAAGTGGATAACACTAGTATTTTTACCAGCTTTTACAACTTTAGTTGGTGTAGTTTTAAATTGCTTTAATATAGGTTGTACAGAGATAGTTTTAACAATAATGACAGCTGTAACAACATTTTTAGGAGCAATTTTAGGAATTTCTAATATTAATTATAATAAGAAATAAGGAGGAATAGTATATGTTAAAAGGAATTGACATTTCAAAGTGGCAAGCAGGAATAGATTTAAATAAAATTAATTGTGATTTTGTAATAATTAAAGCGACAGAAGGAAAAAGTTATGTAGATCCATCATGTGATATATTTTTTCAAGAAGCGTTAAATTTAAATAAAAAAATAGGAATATATCATTTTGCTAATAATTCTGATAATACAGCTGAACAAGAAGCTGATTGGTTTATCAAAAATACAAAAGGATATATAGGAAAAGCAATACCAATTTTAGACTTTGAAGATAAAGGAGCTACACATGATGTAGCGTGGGCAAAAAGATGGCTAGATAGAGTAGCAGAAGCATATGGTTGTAAACCTTTAATATATATGTCAGAATCTGTTGTAAATAGCTATGACTGGTCTAGTGTAGCTAATGCTAATTATGGATTATGGGTTGCTAAATATCGAGATAATAATGCAGATTATAATTATGATATGTCTAATGCGGGAAGAAATCCAGCAGTAAGACATTGGAAATTTTATGCATTATGGCAATGGACAAGTTCTGGAAGATTAGATGGCTATAATGGTAATTTAGATTGTAATGTTTTTTATGGTGACAAAGAAGCTTGGGATAAATATATAGGAAATGAAATACCACCACATGAAGAAAACAATACAGATACAGTTGTAACTCCACCTGTTGAAAGTTCAACAGTATCATATGAAGTACAAAGTGGAGACAATTTAACAAAAATTGCTAAGAAATATGGAACTACAGTAGATGAAATAGTTAGACTTAATAATATTAGTGATCCTAACTTAATATATGTAGGACAATATCTAGTAATTCCAACTACTTCAAACGCTCAAGTATCTACAGATAGTACATATGTAGTAAAGAGTGGAGATACTTTATCTGGAATAGCCAACAAATTTGGAACTACATATCAAAAACTTGCAGAAATAAATGGAATATCTAATCCAAACATTATATATCCAGGCCAAGTTTTAAAAATAAATGGAACTACTGCAAACTCTACTAAAACTTATACGATACAAAGTGGAGATAATCTAACAAAGATTGCAAAACAATTTAATACAACTGTAGATAGCTTAGTTTCTAAAAACGGAATAAAGGATAAAAATAAAATATACGTTGGACAAGTATTAAAAATATAA